CTACCTCGCCGTCGCCTCACTTCCTGGTGGCCGCCGCCAGGCGGCCCAGCCTCGAAGCCTCACTGTGTAAGTGTGACCACGGTCACAGGAAGAAGTGCTTCCAAATACCAAGATCAACTGCCACCAGTAAGTGTAAGGGTAAGTACGAAGAGACGAAGTAGCAGGCTGGAGGCCCTGTCGGGCCTCGCTTACCGAAGCTACTTACTCCTTACTCCTTGCGGAGACTCCCTCGGGTTGACAGCTCATGGCAGCTACCTCTTCAGGTAGGACGTCACCGAGGGCTCAACGTTCCATGTCGGAGGTGATCACGTTGCCGAACTGGGAAGGGTCGGACAGGCGCTCGCGCCTTCCGGCTGACTGGTCCAAGATTCGGCTCCGGGTTCTGCGCCGAGACGCAGGTCGGTGTACCGCGCTGAATGAAGCGGGTGCACGCTGCGACGAGGTCGCGACCGACGTGGACCACATCAAGCCGGGCGACGACCACAGCATGGGGAACCTACGCTCCCTGTGCACGTGGCATCACCGGAAGAAGAGTGGAGCTGAGGGTGCTGCGGCGCAACGCGCCAAGCGGCGTGCGATCGAGAAGAAGTTCCGACGCACCGAGCAGCACCCCGGCCTCCTGTAAGACCGCGCTCCGGGTTCCTCCCAACCTGTCGAGCGTGTGCGCCCCCGAGCCCTCCTCTCCTCGGGTGAGGCGCCGGCCCCTGGCTCACCACCGGGGGCCCGAGACTTCTGCATCCACCACCAGGAGGTGATCGGTGACCGGATTCGAGATCGCGTGGGCCGCATGGGCTGGCGCCTTCATCGTGATCGAGGGCATCGCCCTCAAGCGCAAGCAGCCCGGAGACACCCTCTCCGAGCAGGTCTGGCGGATCTTCGGTACGGCCCGCAACGGCAATTACCCGAAAGGCCAGCCGACCGGCTTGCTCCGGCTTCGCCGCTTCACCCTCCTGGCGTTCCTCGCCTGGCTCGTCGTCCACTTCATGACGGGCGGCCTGGTGTGAACGTCCTGTACTTCACGTCTTCGCACTGTCGGCCCTGTCGCTCGTTCGGTCCGCTCCTGAAGAGCGAGCTGGCCGAGCTCGGGGTCGAGGCGGAGACGGTTCTCGTAGACACTTTCGCCGGCCTCGCAAAGGCCGACTCCTACGACGTGTCGAGTACTCCGACCGTCGTGATCGAGCGGGATGGCAAGGAGATCAGCCGATTCACTGGGGCCCTCCTTGGCGATTCACTCAAGGACGCACTGAGCGTTCTTCTCTGAAAGGAGGTGACCGGTGGGCGCACGAGGCCCCGTCCCGAATCGCGAATCAGACCTCGCGCGCCCCCGGTCGCGAAAAGGCTCTGAGGAGCAAGAGACCAAGAAGGGCCAGATGCGGAAGGTCACGGTCCCTCGACCTGACCCCGACTGGCACCCCATCGCCACGAAGCTCTACAACTCGCTGAAGACGTCCGGCCAAGCCGACTTCTACCAGAACAGCGACTGGGCTCTGGCGTTCGCCCTGTGCGATGACCTGTCCCACTACAAGAAGTCGGGCAAGCGTTCCGCGCAGATGGCACAGACCTTGTACTCCGCCTTCGGAAACCTCCTGGTGACCGAGGGCGATCGGCGCCGTGTGCGCATCGAACTGCAAGAGCCCGAGGAAGAGACCACGCCGGCCTCTGTCCTCGCCATCGCGGACTACCGACAGGAGCTCGGGCTCTCCGACTGAGGAGGTAAGCCTTGGCTCCGAAGCAGGCTGAACTCACAGCCGAAGAGATCGAACAGCTCCCCCCTACGTTCCTCGGCCCGACCTGGCAGAAGGACAGCCTGGGCGCATGGGTTCTGCCCAAGCGCACCCTGGGCTGGCAGATCGCCGGGTGGGCCGCGGAGTACCTGCAAGCGGAGAACGGCGGCCCCTGGAAGTTCACCAGGGAGCAGCTCCGGTTCGTTCTGCACTGGTACGCCGTGGACGACAAGGGCCGGTTCATCAACCGCAAGGGCGTCCTCCAGCGCATGAAGGGCTGGGGCAAGGACCCGCTCCTTGCGGTCCTGTGTCTCGTCGAGCTCGTTGGGCCGTCGCGCTTCTCCCACTGGGACGAGGCCGGCGAGCCGGTGGGCGTTCCTCACCCGCGGGCGTGGGTGCAGGTTACGGCCGTCAACCAGTCGCAGACGACGAACACGATGGCCCTGATCCCGTCGCTCATGACGGACCACTTCAAGGCGAAGTACAACGTCAAGGACGGCGCGGTCCTCATCCGCGCCAACGGCGGCAAGGCTCGTCTTGAAGCAGTGACTTCCTCGTACCGTGCGCTCGAAGGTAAGCGAACGACCTTCACCCTGCTCAACGAGACCCATCACTGGGTGAGCGGGAACAACGGCCACAAGATGTACGAGACGATCGACGGTAACGCGACCAAGCAGGACAGCCGTTACCTGGCGATCACCAACGCTTACCTGCCCGGCGAAGACTCTGTCGCCGAGCGGATGCGCGAGTCGTTCAACAAGATCCTCGAAGGCCGCATGGCCGACATCGGGTTCATGTACGACTCGATCGAGGCTCACGCCAAGACCCCGCTGACGGCGCTTGCGCTGCGCATCGTCATCCCGAAGATCCGGGGTGACGCGGTCTGGCTGAACGTCGACTCGATCATCCAGTCCGTAATGGACGCGACGATCGCTCCGTCCCGCTCTCGCCGTATGTGGCTCAACCAAATCGTGGCCGAAGAGGACGCGATTTACGGGCCGGCCGAGTGGGATCCCCTGATCGACGAGGCCAAGGTGCTGAAGCCTGGCGACGAGATCGTCCTCGGGTTCGACGGTGGCAAGAGCTCGGACGCAACAGCGCTGATCGCGCTGCGCGTTCGGGACATGTGCGCCTTCGTGCTCGGTGTCTGGGAGAAGCCGGACGGACCGAAGGGCGAGGACTGGACAGTCCCTCGCTCGGACGTCGACTCCGAGGTGCATGAGGCGTTCCGCCTCTTCGACGTGAAGGCGTTCTTCGCCGACGTCGCGCTGTGGGAGTCGTACATCGCCGACTGGTCCGAGACGTACGGAGCCGGCCTTTCGGTGTCCTCGCCTTCCGGTAAGGACGCGATCGGCTGGGACATGCGTGGTTCGCAGAAGACGGTGACGCTGGCGCACGAGCGCCTGATGCGTTCCATCTTCGACGCCAAGCTGGCCCATGACGGTGACCTGACTCTCCGCCGCCACGTGCTCAACGCTCGGCGCCGGACGAACAACTACGGCATCTCCTTCGGCAAGGAGAGCAAGGACAGTCCCCGCAAGATCGACGCCTACGCCGCTTTGATGCTGGCGCACGAGGCGCTGTACGAGCTGCGCACGCGCGGCAAGAAGGTCCGCAAGCGTACGGGCCGTGGCTACTTCATCTGACCCTGTGCAAGTGTGACCAGAAAGGTGGTGAGGCATGGCTGACACCAGCCCAGCATCGCTGGCGAAAGAACTCCTCGCCATCCTCGATCGTGACGAGCACCGGCTGGAGCGGATCGACCGCTACATCCACGGCAAGCACGACGACCCGTACATGCCGCCCCAGGCGGACGACGAGTACAAGCTGCTCGCGAAGCGGGCGGTGTCCAACTGGATGCCACTCCTGATCGGGACGCCGGCCCAGGCCCTGTACGTGGACGGCTTCCGGCCGGGCACCACGGCCTCGGGCCTCCCGCAGGCTTCGTCCTCGACGACCCCCCAGTGGGAGCACTGGCAGCGTTCACGCATGGATGCCCGCCAGGCCGCGGTCTACCGTGGGGCGCTCGGCTTCGGTCACTCCTTCGTACTGACGGAGAAGACCAAGCGGGGCGTGATGTCGAAGGGCCTGTCCGCCAAGCGGACGGCCGCCCTGTTCGAGGACCCCGCGAACGACGAGACGCCGTACGCCGCGATGACGGTGACCTCCTGGCCCAAGGGTGACGCCCTCGGCAAGGCCCGCCTCTTCGACGGCAAGCGCGAGTATGCGGTCACCTTCAAGGCGAAGGGCGACGCTGACTCGATCCGCGTCGGAGGCGGCAAGCTGCACGGCGCTACCGAGTGCCCGGTCACCCGCTTCGCTGCGTCCGTCGACCTCGAAGGCCGCACGGTCGGCGTGGTCGAGCCGATGATCGCGCTCCAGAACCGCATCAACCAGACCATCTTCGACCTGCTCGTCTCGCAGACGTACACCTCGCACGAGGTGCGGTACGCAACCGGCATGGCGCCGCCTCTCCAGATGGAGATGCTGGACGAGAACGGCCAGGTCACCACCGATCCCGCGCTGGCTGTAGACAGCCGGCCAAAGCTCGACGCTGCGGGTAACCCGATCCCGGCCGCGATCAACCACAACGCCCGGCGCTTCCTCTTCGCAGAGGACCCCGACGTCAAATTCGGTTCGCTGCCCGCGGGTCCGATCGGCTCGCTGATCGACTCGGTGGACATGAGCATCCGGCACCTCGCCGCGATCTCGCAGACTCCGCCGCACCACCTGCTCGGCCAGATCGCCAACCTGTCCGCCGAAGCCCTACTTGCCGCGGAGACCGCACTGAGCCGGAAGATCGCAGAGTTCCAGTCCATCTTCGGAGAAGCCTGGGAGCGCGTCTTCCGCGTGGCGGCCGAGCTCGAAGGCAACACGGCTGCGACGGACGACTTCTCCGGCGAGGTCCAGTGGCGCGACATGGAGTCCCGCTCGCTGGCTCAGGCTGCTGACGCTCTCGGCAAGCTCGCCGACCAGCTCGGCATCCCGAAGCGTGGCCTGTGGAAGCGGGTGCCCGGCGTAACCCAGACCGAGTACGAGGACTGGGAGCAGATGGCCGAGGACGACGACTCCGTCGGCCAGCTCGCTTCAGCCCTCACCCGAGCGACGCCCGACACGGGCATCACCGCCTCGCCCGACAGTGAGGTGGTCGCCGCGTGACAAGCCCAGCCCGACAGGCTGAGGCTGATCGCGCTGCCATCGCGTTCCAGACGGCACTGACCCAGATCGGGGCAGGCACCGTCAAGGAGGCGCTTGCGTTGTGGGAGGACGTCCCGGCCACAAGCCGGGCGTCCACCACCGCCTCTTGGTTGAGGCGGGCCATCACGCTGGTGATGGGGCGTAGGCGCCAGAGCCGCGACCTTGCCCGTGCTTACTACCGCCTGGCTCGCGCCTTGCGGACCGGTAGCACGGTCGCAGATCCGTACCACCCCGAGCCGACGTACATCACCATCGACGTACTTCGGCGCGAGTTCGCCGAGCTGACCGGAAGCACTGAGAGCCCCCAGGAGGGGCGCGCAAGTGACACACCGGCCAGCACCTCGGACTCCTCCTCGTCGGCCGCGACCGGCCAAGCTGGGGAAGCTGACGAGGGGGCCACGGTCGATCCCGACCAGGCTCGCGAAGACGACCTCGACCGCATCCTGGTCGAGGAGATCGCGAGCCTTCGGGATGCCGAGGAACGGATCGAGCGGGAGGCGGAGCAGGAGCTCCGCACCGTGCTGGAAGCCCTTGGGTCCAACAACCTCCAGAAGAAGGTCGACGCGATCGACGGCGCCAGGAGCGCTGACGATGTCGACAAGCTGCGCGAGGAAGCCCGCAGGGAGGCCGGCGCCCGCCAGGCCGCAGCCGCTGAGCGTGTCGCCATGAACGGTGGACGCTCGACGGTCTGGAACCACATGCAGCGTGACAAGCGAGCCATCGGCTACATCAGACTCTCGCGCACCGGAACCCCTTGCGGGTGGTGCGCGATGCTCATCTCTCGCGGTCCTGTCTACCGCTCGCAGAGCTCGGCTGAGTTCGCGGACGGCGACAAGTATCACGACAACTGCCACTGCTACGCGGAGCCTGTGTTCACGCGTGAGCAGTACAACGGCTCGGCTACGTACGAGCTGAATCGCCGGTACGAGGAGCTGTGGCCCAAGGTCACGCGCGGCCTCTCCGGCAAGGCGGCTGTGTCCGCCTGGCGCCGGTTCATCCGGCAAGAACAGCAGGCCGCAGCCCAGGAGGCTCGGCGATCCACATCGAGCGTCCAGGAGGCGTGACAGTGCCCGAGCAGGAAACCCCCAGCACCGAAGAGACCACCACGGAAGAGACCGTCGAGACGCCCCCGGAGGGCGAGACCCCCAAGGGCGACGAGACCCCCTCGACCGAGGAGAAGCCCACCGAGGAGAGCGTTCCGTCCGACGTGCTTCGCAAGAAGCTGACCGACGCCAACGCCGAGGCGGCCAACTACCGCACCAAGCTCCGCGAGACGGAGGCCAAGCTCAGCTCGGCCAAGACCGTCGAGGAGTTCGAGGCGGCGACCGCCGAGCTCAAGGGCCAGATCGAAACGCTGGAGCGGAGCATCCTGCTCAACAACGTGGCTGCGAAGTACGAGCTCCCGCCCGTCCTCGCCAAGCGCCTTACCGGCGCCACCGAGGAGGAGCTGGAGGCCGACGCGAAGGAGCTCCAGAAGCTCGTCGCACCCGCGCAGCCCCAGTCCCTGTCCGGGGGTCTTGACCCCGAAGAGGACGCGGACGAGTTCGACCCGGTCAAGGCGGCCCAGGCCGCTCGCCGTAGCCGTCGCTACTGACCACCCCTTCTGGCAAGTGTGCAAGTTGCGCACGCCGATCCTCCCCTACCGAACGGAGTAAGTAACCCGTGGCTGAACACATCGTCGTCAAGCCCGAGAAGATCGCCGCAACCGCGGCGGTCGCTCTGGAGCAGGCCCTCGTCGTCCCCGCGCTCTTCCAGCGCGAGGGCATCGACCAGTTCAAGGGCGCCAAGAACGACACCATCAACGTCAAGGTCGAGGGCGTCCTGCCCTTCCGGTCGTACGGCTTCCGCAACGCGCGGTCCGCTCCGATCACCTTCGACGAGTACTCCGAGAAGACGGTCGCTGTCACCTTCGGTGGCGACATCTACTCGGCCGTCAAGCTGACCGACGAGCAGCGCGACTTCGACCTCGCGGGCTGGGCCAAGCTCATGGCCAAGCAGACCGAGGCGATCGGTCGCGGCCTGGAGCGCCAGGCTGTCGACGCCCTGGTCGACGAGAACTACTCCGTCACCCTGGCCGGCGCCCTGTCCGGCCGTGACCTGCGGGCCACCCTGATCCGTGCGCGTGACGTGCTGAACAAGTTCCGCGTCCCGCTGGAGGGCCGTGTCCTTCTGGTCGGTTCCGGCTGGGAGCTCGCGCTCCTGACGGACGACAAGCTCAACCTCGCCGGTAACGTCGGCGAGCAGGAGGCGGTCTCCGCTCTGCGTGAGGCGAGCATCGGTCGGCGCTTCGGCTTCGACATCATCGTCTCGCAGGAGGTTCCCTCCGACGCCGCGTTCGCGATGCACCGCTCCGCGTTCATCTTCGCGACCGGCGCCCCGTCCGTCCCGTCCTCGGTGACCGGTGGCTCTGCCGCGCACAACGGTGTGGCCCTGCGCTGGATCCAGGACTACGACGCGAACTACCTGACCGACCGCTCGGTGGTCAACACCTACAAGGGCTTCCGCTCCGTCAAGGACGAGCTCCTGGGCGTCGACTCCGGCACGAACCAGGCGTTCGTCTCCCAGTACGAGCACTTCGTTCGCGCGATCAAGCTCGACCTGGACGCGACCGCTGACGTGCTGCCCGACCCGGACGGCCCGGACGCTGCGCAGCAGGAGCTCGCCGCGATCACCGGTGTCGCCGGTACCGCTGACGGCGCTGGCGTCTGATCCATCGGCTGAGTGGGGCGGGGTGTGCAAGTTGCGCATCCCGCCCCTCCCCGTGAGTGAAGGAGAACCATCTTGGCGAACT